TGTAATCGTAAAAATCACCGAAGGACAGGAAATCGAAGAAACCTGGTGGGGCCATGTAGCGGAATCTGAAAAGCATGGTCTGAAGTGGGGCGTCTACTGCTACAGCCATGCGTCCACTCCGGAAGACGCGGCAGCAGAAGCTAACGAGGTGCTTTACCTCCTGGGCAAGCGCATCCCTCCCATGGGGGTGTGGTTTGATTTCGAATCTCCGGCATGCCTGGAGTCCGATGATCCTACGGCTGTCTGCAGCGCCTTCCTCAATGCGATTACTGCCAAAGGCATTCCCTGCGGCATCTATGCCAGCCTGTCTACGCTGGAAGACGTAATCGATGTGCCTGCCCTAGCCGTTTATGTGCCGTATTGGGTTGCACAGTACAGTAAGCGATGTGAGTTTAAGGACGACTATCCCAAAAACGTGCTAGCCGGCTGGCAGTACAGCGACAGCCAGAGCATTGGTGGGGTCAACGTAGATTTTAATGAGTGGTATCTTGATTTAGACTAGGAGGATTACTATGAGCAAATGGACTGATTTTAGAGACAGCATGGTGGACGCCATGCAGCTGGACAGTGTGGTTGACGACCTGAAAGACCAGCTGGTTTCCAGCCTGACTTCTGACGGTTTCCCGGTGATCGAGGAACTGGCCGATGCCTTTGTAGCAAAGATTCAGGAACAGGCTAAAGCAGAACAGGGATGGAATAAAGTCCGTGACAGCATTGTTCTGCCCCTGGTCATTCGGGTAGGGCTGTATATGATGAAGGCAGTCCTGGCAGGCAGCGCCGCAGGACCGGCTGAAGAACCCAAAGCTGAATAAACGAAAAAGCCCGTAGAGCTAGGAAATACCTGGCTTTACGGGCAATTTTTTGTTTAAAAGCATTGACAAATAAGCAAGAAAGTAGTATACTTAAATCATCAAGAGGAAGGGAGGATGAAAAAATGTGTTAGATAAAATAGCAAAAATAATCGCTATCATAGCAGGGGTTCTTGAAATCCTGGACAGATTGCAAAACCTGCTTAGATAGCGACGGACAGCCGAAGGGTGGCGGGATATCCACCCACCCCTTCTAGGGGTATCATATCACGAAAGGGGAATGATATCAATGAAAAGAATTAAATTCACTGATGCGTTTATGACCATTCTGATTATACTCAGCGCCTTACGGTGGTCTTCCATATATGATTACATGATAGCAGGCTGCTTCTTCCTGTATGTTGTCATTCGTGCCATATCTGTTTTACGGGGGTGATTCAATGACCGATAAAAAGCAATGGGGTGGCCGTCGACCGAATCAAACCGGGAGGCCAAAAGGTACGACTAAGCCTGAGGGCGTCCGTCCTCAGCACCAGCTTCGTGCTTATGAGGCAGAATGGGACTTGATCAGACGATTTGCCAGGCTGGTAAAGCACGGAAAAATGGAGGACTGCAGGCAGGCGCTAGATGATTTAGAAGAGGCAGACGGCAAAAAAAACGGCAAAAAAACTATAGAAAATATGGTATTTTATCCAAAAAATATCACCTTGCAAAAAATGGCCACCGTGATATATACACGCTCTGCCAATTCATGTAAAATTTTCCTTCATTTAATATATTATCCGAGATGATGCGGTTGAAAGGGCTGTTGCGTGAGCAACAGCCCTTTTTTTGTTGAATGGAGAAAACCGGCGGCCGGGAAGGGCGTGCCTTCGGCGCGCCCCTACGCCGTCAGAGTCGGAGTGTGGGAGAACAAAGGGTCCTGCGGACCGAAGGAAATCCCCTGACCCCAACGGCGTAGGGGCTTGCCGCAGGCGAGCCCTTCCCGGCCGCCCAGAGGGCTGTGTTCAAAGGCAAATGAGGATACATTTGCCTTCCTTTGGCCGCTGACAGCTGACAGGGGAGTGCTGCACAGCAACACTCCCTCTTTCTTTTTTCCTTCCAGTATGCTACAATAGGGAAAATTTTTTCAGGAGGCGTGGTATGACTGGGTTCCAGAAAATCGTGGTGGGGCTTTTGGCGGGGAATCTGCTGTGCACTTTCGGGCTGTATCTACGGTTGGACAGCCAGCAGCTGCTGCTGGAAAAGGAAGTCCGGAGCATGAAACGGGATATTGTGGGCACCCGGTACGATGACACCAATCTGAAAAACAGCCTGGCCAGCCTGGAAAAGCAGGTGGGAAAGCTGGACGAAAACACCCGGAAGGCCCGGGTACAGGAGACCCCGGCCGCCCCGGCCCCGGCGCCCCAGCCTCAGCCCAAAAAGGACCCCAGCGGGATCCAGGGGCTGATCGACAGGATATTTGGGAGGTAGGGGGAGTGAATTGTTTCATCCCGCGACCCAAAAGGCTGTGAAGAAATGAATTTCTCATTTCTTCACAGCCTTTTTTGCATACCAAAACCCGTTCCCATCACCCGTTACATATGGTACAATAAACTATACGACATTTACCGGGAGGACGGAGAAGCGCATGCGTGACTATACGAAAGTGACCATTACCCGCAAAGGGGAAAAAATGGCCCGGGGCGGGCATCCCTGGGTGTTCGGAGACGAAGTGCTGGATATTGCCGGCCCTGTGGAAAACGGGGATCTGGTGGACGTGGTCAGCGAGAAGAAGGGCAAGTACATCGGCACCGGCTTCTACAACGACCATTCCAAGATCCGGGTCCGGCTCCTTTCCCGGAACGCCAATGACCGGTTCGACGAAGCTTTTTTCGAACGGCGGATCCAGTACGCCCTGGATTACCGGAAAACCGTCATGCCCG